TAAAAACATTGTTTTTAAAATTGTTAGCCTTAAGCCAACGACATATTACATAAGATTTGTTACTTTAACAGATCTGTAATACTGGTTTCTGTCTGCTGTGAAAGAGTCAGCGTCTGTTGAACCGTCAGATGCCAATACAAACGGGTTAGCAATCATGCCATACCTAGTTTTAAATCCAATTTTTGGCTGGAATGTGCTAGGATCAATGGCTCTAACCATTTGTAATGGAACATAAGGACAGTAGAAAAGACCTGCGTCATAAGCAGATGTTCCTTTATATCCAACAACATAGAACTGGCTAGCAGCACCTAAGTTAGCTGAATAAGGATCTACGTAAACTCTAAATCTACCGTTTAATACACCAGCGAATGTGTTACCTGTGTCATCAACGTTTAAGTTAGTTGAAAGTGCTGGAGCATAGTCTAAAACGCCAGCCATTGCCATAGCAGAAGCTACGTCAGCTGAGCAGATTATAAAGTTACCTTTTCCACGCCTTGTATCTTGAGCGATAACATTGGCGTCTCTTTCTAGGTTGAATAACAACCCTTTGAATCTTTCTACAGACCATCTGCCGTTTGAGTCAACGTCTAAGTCGAAAGTTCCAGGTGTGCTTGTTGAAGCTGAGCCTGTTTTTGCAACTTTGTAGATAGTTCTGATAACTTCCCTATTAATTTCAGCAAGAATTTCTTGTGAAAGAATGTTGGAAAGTTCTGATTCTGCATCAAGACCGTGAATTGCTTTTAAGTCTTGAGCAAGTTCTATTGTGTATTCAGCTTTAAGAGCTCTAGATTTAGCAGTAACAGTTGTTTTCTCAATCGAGAATGCCATCTCGTTTAGAGTTGTGCTGTCACCGAATCCTTCTGCTGTTGAAGTTGAAACACCTTCACCAGTTGTGTAAGCTCCATCAACTGGATTAGAACCAGCGTGAGTTCCACCACCTGAAAAGTCTGTGTCTGCTTCGTTGAATAAAGCCTCAGTTCCAGTTTGTGAACTGTAATGAGATTTCATTGCGAAGATCAAACCTGTTGGACCAGTCATTGGTTGAACGCCACATACGTCGTATGCCATAAGGTTTGGTAAAGCCCTTCTAACTAGACTAATTAAAATTGGGTCATAGTTGTCAACGCTTGCACCTGTAGCATTTGCGTGTGTTGCTTCGAAAAGAGCAGCTTTTTCCTCACGGAGAGCTTTCTCTTGGTTTCGAGAACAACAGTAGTAACCGCTCTTTTATACGGATCTTTGATCTCAGCGAGATCTTGATGCGCTAAAACTGGTTCCCACTTCTTTTGTAGTTCTTCTGAAAGATACATTTGTTTCTCCTGTGTTTTCAGTTTGTTAATTTAATAACTATTTTATTTATAAAAATTAATCTTTTTAATTAATTAATTAATTAAAACTTTGCAGATTTACTAATAGCACTAGCATATTTGCTCATTACTGTATTAGTTTCAATCGCATCGTTCTCTACGCTATCTTCTAGCTTGTCTGAGTCGTCAGCAACATTGTTTTTAGGAAAGTAATTTTCCATAACAACGTTTAACTTCTCAGCATATAGTTCTTCACTACCAAAGCTAATGTCTTCTACTAATGTAGCAAATTTCTCTACCTCAGTTTGAGCTAGTTCTTTTGTTACGTTTTCAAATACTCTAGTTTTTTGTAGTAGCTCATGCTCATCGTTGATGTTAACGGCGATGTCAACTGCTTCGTTTAATTCACCTTCTAACTCTTCGATTCGCTTTTGCATTTCTGATAGAACATCATATTTTTCTTCTGGAACATCGATGTAATGTTCAGCAAATACGTCTTTTAAACTACCGATAAAGCTTTCTGTAATTTCATTACGTAGGCCGTTTTCAATAGCAAGTTCGTTTTCGCTCATCCAGTTCTCAGTCACATAGCTTAGATACTTATCGATGTTTGCGATTAGTTCTGCTTTTGTTTCCTCTAAATCTTTATTATACTGCTCTACTAGATCGGCTTCGATTTCTTCAATCTCTGCTGCTACTCTAGAAACAACAACAGCTTCAAAAATATCAGCTGCTTTAGATTTAAATTCTTCGCTCAGATGTTCTTCGTCTGCGAAAAGTGTGTTTAAGTCTTCTTGGAAGAGAGCTTCATCAGATTCTGTTTCAGTTTCTTCTTCAACGACTTCTTGTTCTTCTTCAAGAACTTCTTCGTCTTCGATTACTTCTTCAGCTTCTGGGGAAATCTCATCCTCTTGTAAAACTTCGTCTTGTTCGACTTCTTCTACCTCTTCTTGATGAACATTACCTTTTGAAGATTGTTGTCCAACAACATTTCTAGGGTCTTGTCCATTTTCGTAATTAGGAGCTTGGCCTGCGCCTTGTCCTGAAGGTAGTGTTCCGTCTTTAGAAGCTTTTCCAGAGGCCTCTTTTCCAATTGGAGAAGTCAATCCGCCTTCCTTATTGCCTTTACCACTTAGGTCTTGCATTTCAGGATTTGGGTTTGAATCTCCTTGTAGTGGAGGACTCATATCTCCTTGTGACTTATCTAAAGGACGATTTGCCGCGCCCTCCATAAGTTCTCTGATTTTGGATTCTACTCCCATTTTTTTCTCCCTTTCGGTTTATGTTAAAATAATTTATACTTTAATATAAAGATATAATTTATTTATATTTATTTAAGTTTTTAGATAGTTTTTACACATTTTTTATACTTTTTAGCACGTTATTTACGGCCCAGATACCTGCTGATGACTTTTGTGCTTCTTCTATATCTGAGTAACTATTACCCTGATATATTAAATGCGGACAAATAACATAAGCATTTATCTCACTATGTGACTCTGCGTAATGCACATCACACGGTGTAAGTATATCTGTAAGACTGTGTATATATCTATCAAATACTGTGTCCCTAAATATTACTCCGTGAACGCAATAAGTGTATTCACATCTATATACGTTCTCGTTTACTTTCTTGAGGTTTCTACCAAATAAATGGTTGCCCCCAAGGTATAACACGTCCCAATCGCTCGGGACTTGTTCGGTTGCTTTGTCAAACTCCTCAAGAAAGTTCTCCTTAACTGTAATGTCATCTTCTAAAAATAAGAAGTTATTCAGTTTTAGTTGCTTTGCATATTTAAAACAAAACATTTGAGATAGGGCGCAACCTATTGCACCTACCTTAACTCTATCTGAGATGATACTACCATCTCCAGCCGTTGATTTCCATTCAAGTCCATCAACATATTCTTGTAAACCTAGTTTACTTCCGTCTATGCCCGGCATACGTTCTACGTCTATCGGCCATGACTCAAAAATCTGTTTAGCGTTTTGCCATCTGTCTTTTCGTTTATCAAGATTAAGACAGATCGCTTTGTCAACGAAATGTTCAATTTGCATAATATAATTAGCTTATTATAATCTGTTAAGTCTTGTTAAAAAGTTTTCAAAAACCTTTAATTTAGCTTCCTCTAGTTCTCTTGAACTTGCTTTAGATATAGTTGTTTGTGCCTGTTCTACATCTCTTGCAGTCCAAACACCATCTACCATAACCCATTCTCTACTTTCCATTATACCTTGAACAAAGGCATCTGGTGCTGATGGGTCAGCTACAATATCAGCAGCCGTTGCTAACATAAAGTCATCTTGGACTTCGTTAATCCCATCTTGTTCTTTAATTGAACCTAACCCTCTTGATGAGACGCCTAATGAAGCGCCTTCATCAATTAAAGTTTTAACAATGTTACCCATTGGCGTATTCAATATTTTTGCTTTACCAATGTAATTGTTTCCATCTTCTTTTAAAGATACAATCATGTGAGATACTCTATCAAGATTAACAGTTGGTCCGTCAGGATGTCCTAACTCACCGTATGCTCTGTTCTTGTTTACAGACTCGTCGATATACCTTTGAACTTCACGTTGCATTATCTCTCTTGGATAACGTCTTCCGTTTCTGTTAGTAATCTCAGACTGTAAAAAGACACCTTCAATAAAAGTAGACTTCTTTCCGTCTTTCTCTTCTTGTAAGTATTGAACGTCTTCTGTTATTTCTTTAATTAATTTCATGTTTCTATCCTAAGCTTCCACCATTATAGATACCACCGACTGTGTCTAGTGGTGCATCCTGGTGTTGTTGAGAACCGAATCCACTTACTTTGCCTAGCTCTAAAATTGCTACGGCGTCTCCGCCTGCGATTGCAATGTCTATATCAGATGTATTTTCTGAGTTTTCTACAAACCCATGCCATTCGGTAAATCCATTACCTGTAAGAACAGCTATCTGAACACTATTTCTACTTATAGTTACACTTGCGCCTGAAGCACAAAACCAATGCATTGCTGAAATATTTACTGCAGGGCTACTAGCAGTTTCTGATGACTTTTTAATATCGACGTCTAAGTCTATAGCACCGCTATCACCACCTGTTCCGGCGGCTTTAACTACTGCTTGAACTTGTGTCAATTTTAAATTACTTTTACTAAAAGCCATAATAGTTCCTAATTAGTTGATTAATATTTTTTTACTTTTTTGTGGCTACCGTGTGAACCTTCTTCTAAAACTTCTACGTTTTCATCTGCAACGTAAACTGTCTCGATGCCATGCTCGAACATTACTTTATACCATTCAACGTTTCCGTCTGCATCTGGCTCAGCATGTTCTCCAAAAATAGGCGTTCCTTCGTTCCACTCTTTGTGCATAATTTTACTTGCACACATATGGTCGTCGTTTGGAAGAGCCCCTTTAGCAACACCGTCAACAGGTGCTTCAGTTAATAAGTCACCTTTGCCTTCTCTAAATTCTTTAAATGTTATCATTTTCTTCCTCTTCTTGTGGCTGCTCATCTTCTTGCTCAGCCTCTGTTGATTCTAAATTTTCGACATCTGCTGCTGCTTCAGGTGATAATTCATCTGATACAGGCTCTTCTACTTCAACTGTTTCAGGTTCTAATGTGTCAGGTGCGTCGATGATTTGTTCTTCACCGTTCGCTAAACCCATTGCCACCATCTCAGGATTGTTAAAAATTGCCTGAGACATTTCCTGTTTTCTTTGATTCAACGCATCTGCTGCGTTGTCTCTCATTAAAGTATCAAAGTTTGATGCAACTTCTGCGCCGTTACCGGCCGCTATGTCGTCCATCATTTGTTTAATAGTTTCAGTTCTATCCATTTTCTACTCCTTGTTCACCTTCTTGTGGTTGTCCCTCAGGATCACCACCGTCAACTGGACTGAATGGACTCCATTGATATTGTCTTTGTAATTGCGGTTCTAGTGCAATTTCATTTTCCATTTCATCAATCTCATCATCAGTTAGTCTTAGGATTTCCTTCTGGACATACCTCTTACTGAAAAGCGTTCCTATAAATGCGGATACGCCGTTTAATACTTCTATTCTACTTCTTAGGATTTCTTGATCCTTAGACTCTGTATAGTAAGCATCTGATGCAAACTCATAAAGTAAATCATCCTTCATGTGTTTCCAATCATCTTCTGTTATAACACCCTTTAAAACTAATTGTGTTCGTAACAGATCGTCAAACATGACGCTAAATCTTTTTCTTAACTTAGAAATAAACTTAGTAAACTTTAATTCATCTCTATTTATTTCTGCTGCACGACCGAAATTTAATCCGCCTTGCTCTTGAAGTCTGGAAATTGGAACATTTAATGC